TCCTTTTTGTGCCAATAATTTAGGAACTGTTATGACCATTACCGAACGCATCCTGTCTGGAATTAAGCAAACATTGGAAACTGGCGAGAAAGTCACAATTGACTTGCGCGAGGCATCTGCTATCACAGGCTCTGGTGACGGGGTTGGTGGTCGTACCTTCTTTGACAACGCATTTGCTGCACTGCGTTTTGCAAACCCAATTCGTGAGATGTCGCGTGTTATCCCTGCATCTGGCTCAAGCGTTCAGTTTGTCGCTAAGACAGGTAATGCGACAAACTCCACAAACCCGTTTGGATACACGTTCACGCCTAACAGCGGTTCACCAAACATCAACACATCTATCTGGCAACTGCCAACCCGTGTTATTTCTGCTCAATTGCCTGTGCGTTCAGCGGTTATGTCGGATGTGAACTACCTAAATGAAACGCTGGTCGAAGATTTGATGCTGGAATTTGCACAAATCGAAGGCGCTTCAATGGTGCTAAACAATGACCAAGCTGGTTCGACAACCACTATCAACGGCGCTACAAATGGTTTGCGCGGACTGAATATGTACACAAGCGCAGTATCGTCTGCATTTGGTACAAGTGGCACAGCAATCACCAACGGCATTCACTCCATTGCTACATACACTCAAGCGGCTGCTGCTGTGTCGTATTCCGACATTACAGACATAACCCGTTTGTTCCCTGCACAGTATTGGAATCTTCCCGGTACTGCATGGATGATGCACCCACAAACAATTCACGAACTGCGTAACCTCGGGACGGGTGGCGCGGCAATTAGACAATTTGCTGAAACTGGCGATGATGATGGCGGTGCTGTTGTCAATATGTTTGGCTTCCCTGTGATTGCCAACCCAAACATTCAAACAACTGGCGCTGGAAATTTCAACATTTACTTGGCTAACTGGCCTCGTTTTGTCAGTATTGCTGACGTTGAAGAAATGACCATTCAGGCAATGGAACAGACAAGCCCCGGCTTCATTACCCTATATGCGGAAAAGCGTCTAGTAAGTACCGTGCGTGACCCGTTTGCTGGAATCCGTTTGGTAGGTGTCTAAGCCATGAGTTTCGACAACTATCAATACGCTGCGCCTTTTGGCGCTCAGACGCGCAATCCGTTTAACTATTCAAAGGTTGAACAGATTGGGCGTGATAGTGTCACTGCGTGGTTGACCCTTGATGAAATCACGCAACAATTGAATTTGTTTCAAGACGAAAGCCAAGACACATATTTGGAAAGCCTTGAATTGGCTACCAGACAAGCGATTGAAGATTACTTGGGGATGTCTATCCTTCCAGTAACTTATCGCGTCTGGTACGGTTCTGAGAGCCTTGTAGCATCACCTATTAGTCTTGACTTGCCTGAAGTAAGTCAAAACTTTAATACAAATCAAGCTGGTGTGACCATCAATTCGGTTGGTTATTGGAATGACGCTTTTCCTCCAGTGTTTACAACACTTGCCAGCACCAGCTATTACTACGATGCCTCTGGCAACAAAGTGATTGTCAACAACTTGCCGACTGACGTTAATTCGGTGATGACTGCGCCTATCGTTGTCCAATACACAACTGTTGCAAATCCCTTGGCTGCTTACCCTGTCATTAAGCAAGCAGGTTTGTTGTTGCTCACGCACTTGTACAACAACCGTGCAAATGCAACAGAGACAAGGTTAAAAGACATTCCGTTTGGCGTGACCACCTTGCTGCGGTCTTACAAACCACTGGTGATGTAAATGTCAATCGCTCGTTTTGAAAACATCAACATCAACAACCTGACTTTTACCAAGTCGGCGTTTGGTGAGTCTGCGACTGTTCAGGCATTGTGGTTTGTCACACGGGCAAGAGTTGCGGCTGTCGCAAACAGTCTGAAGATTGCTGATAAGTATCGGCTGTACCAAGACATGGTTAATTTGACGCTGAATTACACACCAAACACAAAGACAATTGTTGATAGTCAGCACTTGTTTTCAATCACATATCGTGGAAAAGATTGGCGTATTGATAGTGTGCGGGAATCCGATGATCGAATGACCGTTACTCTCTTGTGCTATCGCTCTGATCCAGTTACGGCGGTCTAATGGCAGCACAACTCAATCCTGTTGTTTACGGTAAAGCCATCCAGTACCAACTGGCTAACATTGTCACGCCTGTGCCTGTGTATGCGGCTTTTAACCGTAACTTTGCGACTCAGCCTAAGTTCATTACTTGGATGCTGCGTAATGTGCATCAACCTGTTTATACGGGAACACAGCAAAGCAACAAAGGCATTGATCGTCCTGTATTCCAGATTTCTATCTTTACTCAGCAGATTGAAGATGGATTTACAATCTCAAATCAGATTCTGCAAGCCTTGCATGGGTACAGCGGAATTTTCGGAAGCCAAGCAGATGGTTTTTACATTTCCAAGGCTGACGTTATGTGGCTGTACAACAGTTATAACGATGAGGAAAAGATGGCGCAAATCTTTTTAGATTGCACCATTGACATCCCGGCGTAAAACAAGACAATTGTTCAACTCTTAAAGGATACTCAAAATGGCTTTACCAAACAAAGTTTTACCCGGTTTTAGCGCGGCTTTGTACGCACAACCCGGAGCTACACCTACTCCTTTGACAATTACACAGTTGTCCTTGGTTGCTAGTGTTGGGCCACTTGCTATTAGCGGAAACCTAATTCCTGTTGAAGCAATCCCTGCTTTCGGTCAAGATGATGCGGTTGCTAGTTTCGGCGTAGCTGGTTCGCGTCAGTCTGACAAGATTCCCGTTCAGGCTGCACCAACTTCCATGACCATTACTGCTGCATGGAACCCTGCTGATACCAATTTGCTGTTGATGCGTGCTGATGCCTATTCTGGCGTGATTGACCGCACTTTCATTGTTTCGGCAACCGAAGGTGCAAACATCGTTTATTACGCCTTTAACGGGCGTGTAGGCCAGTTCCAAGTAGATTCGGCTCCCGGTGCAGAAGCCAAGGCTACATTTACCATCCATCCCCGTGGCAATCAGTACGGTTGGTCTAACAACGCTTAAGGAGTCATCATGGCTATCCCTGCAAAAGTTCTTCCCGGTTTTGCCGCATCGTTGTGGATGCAATCGGCTGCTACTCCAACTCCATTGACAACCGCTAACTTGTCTGTGTGGGTTGCTCAAGTAACCACTATCGTGGGCACTTCAGCCAACGGTACAGGTGGCGCTGGTGTTGCTGTGCCTGTCGAGGCCATCCCTGCCTTTGGTCAAGATGATGCTGTAGCAAGTTTTGGTGTTGCTGGTTCGCGTCAAAGCGACAAGATTCCTGTGCAAGCGGCTCCTACAAGCATGACCATTACTGCTGCTTGGAACCCGTCTGACGCAGCCTTGTTGCAGATTCGTGCTGACGCTTACTCTGGTGTTGTTGACCGCACTTTCGTGGTTGCAGCAGTTGAAAGCACAAACACAATTGCTTATGCGTTTAACGGTCGTGTTGGTCAATTCCAAATTGACTCTGCACCCGGCGCTGAAGCCAAATGCACATTTACTATTCATCCACGGGGCAACCAGTACGGCTGGTCGAACAACTGATGAAAGTCGCAGACGCAATCGAAGCAATTGTGACCAGCTACGGCGACATCAACCTTGTTGCCCGTGGCATGGTGGTAGACGCTGGTGAGCTTGCAAAAGCCACAGCCAAACCTGACACAGCAGAAGCCATTGCTTTGGCTTTGCTGAAGAAGTACAACGTGACTGCCCCTGTGGTAGTCATTGAAGAAGTCCCTCCAGACACAACAGAGTAAAAATACATGATAGTAAAAGACAGTAACGACCTTCTAAACTTCCTTGTAGCCCAATCCGATTCTTCAAAGAATTGGTTTGGGTTTCAACAACAGAGAATCACAGCAATTGCTCTTGCACACGAAATTGCAAAAAATTATGCTGATAAACTAACTCCTGATGAAGTGGTGGATTACGCCATTTCTATCAATGAGTCGATTTACCACAAGATCATCAAAGCTACACGATAAACCATGACAAAACTCACATCTGCCTTTGGCGAAATCCCCAATTTGCGTACCAAGTCTTTTGAGCTTGCTGGATACAACTTCAAGGTTCGTGTTCCGCTGACAAAAGAGCTTGATGCCATGCAAGATCGCATTGAGAAGTTTGATCAAGCCGAATACCAAAAACGCTTTGACAAGATGACCTCATCTTTCCGAACTGGCACTTTTGATGGTGTTGTAGTGTCAGAAGATGATGTGGTTATTGAAGGCCGTTCTACCAAAGAACTGGTTCAAACCATCTTGCAGATGGAAAACCGAATGGTCGAGTACATCAGGCTGCTTGTTCCTGTAAATGGAACGCTTGATGAGATCACTTACGAAGACATTGAAGCTGAGTGGCCTACTGCTGTTCAGTTGGAAATCCTTGCAAAAATCTCTGAGGCGATTCAGCCCGGTTACAAGGATTCTCGAAAAAACTAATCTGGGACATTCACCTGCAAGCCAGAGCGTATGTGTACGCTCATGGTGGGTGTCCTGATGATGTTCCTGTAGACGATATGCGGAATATCGAGATTATGTTGTCGGATGGTATGTTGGGAAACAAAGCTATTTTGCTGGCTTTAAGTTCCTTGACCACAGGCAACTTAAACTCGAAAATACAAAAGACAACAAGACCGTTTACGATGAAAGATGTTCTTCCATCAACGCACGAATACATTGTCCCGCCGCTGACAAAGGAACAACAGCAAGAACAAGCCAGCAAGCAATTGATGGCATTCTTGACTACTAGACCGGGTTCGGAGGCTTACCTGAAAGAATAGCATGGCTTATGTTCCCGAAAGCAAATTCGTCAAGCTAGAAGGATTTGCTGAGTTTGAGCAGCAGCTAAAGCAAATGGCTGAAGGCTTTAGAGGGGACTTGGTTGCTAGAAACACACTTGTTCCCGCTGCTAAAACTGCAATGCAATCAGTTTTAAATTCGGCAACGACTCGCGCTCCTGTTGGCGATAAGCCTAGAGACGGAAAAAACCCAATTCACATGAGAGACACTATTCGTTTGGATGCTCGTATTCCTAGCGAGAAAGACAAGCGAAGTGACTATGTAAATGAAACTGACGGTGCAATTGCCGTAGTGTCTGTCAAAAAAAGTGCTGTGTCTTTGGCTAATGAATTTGGCACATCAAAAAGACCAGCTAAACCATTTTTGCGACCTGCTTTGCAAGAGAACATTAACAACGTGCTGACTGAACTAAAATCTGCCTTGGCTGTCGGAATAACTGAATACGCCAAAAAACTGGAACGCCGGAGAAAATAATGGCCTCACAAAACATTGCCCGACTTGGTGTTGTCCTTGGCTTGGATACGGCTGAATTTACTGCGTCTATTGACAAAGCAATTTCCGAAAATGCCAAGCTAAAAAATGCAATTCGCAGAGATACAAATTCTGCTGCTGGTGAATTAATTACATTGATTCATGCAACAGAAGACTATGGCAAGGCACTTACAAAAGTAGAGTTGATTCAGCGTGAAGTTACCTCGGGTAAGTTCATGAATGCCACAAAAGACATGAAAGATCGTTTGTTACAGCAAGCTGCTGCTTACGACAAAATTGCAATGTCGGCAAAAAATGCTGCTGGCGCTCAGTTTAAGATGAACGAGCAACAAAAAATTCAACTTACTTATCAAACCACTGACTTTTTTACGCAGATTGCATCTGGTCAAAGCCCGTTTATTGCAGCGTTGCAACAGGGTGGTCAGTTAAAAGATGTGATGGGTGGTATTCGGCCTATGTTTCAAGCCATAGGGTCTTTGCTTACGCCATTTACAGTTGGGATGACCGCTGCGGCTGCATCTGTTGGTGCGCTTGCTTACTCTTTTATCAATGCAGATAAGGAGTCAGCAGCATTTCGCGATAACATGATTTTGACGGGTCGATACGCTGGAGTAACTGAATCACAAGTAGTTGCCTTGTCGCAAAAACTTGGCACTGACTTAAATGTTGGCTACTCTAAAGCAAACGATGTAATTCTTGCGCTTGTTAGTTCTGGTAAATTTACATCAGCAGTTATTGATGACATGAGTAAAGTCATCTTGCAGTTTTCTAAGCTGTCTGGTGTTGACGCAAAAGAAGCTGCTCAGAAGTTGATGGGCGCATTTGATGGCACTGCTGCGTCTGTTCGCTCACTCAATTCGCAATACAACTTTTTGACCTTGGAACAATACAAGCAAATTGTTGCATATGAAAAAGCAGGTAAAGCACAAGAAGCAATTAAGTTAGGCGTTAAGGCTTTTGGTGACAGCATTGATGGTCAAGTGCGTGATCTTGGTACGCTTGAAAGGGCTTGGAAGGCAGTTGGAGAAGCGGTAACTTACGTTAAAGATGCAATTCTTAGTATTGGCAGAAATTCAGATCAAGATAAATTGGTCAAATTAGCCGAAGACATTGAACGCATTTCTTCTGACATTGGTGGTACTGACACTCAAAGCATTGCTAACAGATCAAATAACAAAAAGTTGTTGAAGGAAAAGATGGATGACTATCTTGCTCTTTCAAAGAAGATGCAAGATGACGTTGCTGCGGCGCAAATTGCCTCAGACAAAAAAGTAGCCGATCAAAAAGGAATAACTGATTTGGCTAAATATGGGGCAATGCTGATAAGCAAAGACTTTGAAGTAGAAAAAGCAAAAGCTGATGCTGCTTATAAATTTGCTGAACGTGGCAAAAATGAAATTGAAAAGTTAGAGCTTGAATCACAGAAAAAGATTGCTGATGCTGCTTTGGAAATGCGTCAAAAGAATCAACAAGAAGACGGTAAAGCTACAGCACAAAACCTTGAAATTTACAATAGTAAAGTTCTTATTGCTGAGACTGAACTTGCAGAAAAGAAAAGACAAATCAATGCAAAAAGAATGATTGCTCAATACAACGATGAAGAAGCAGCGGCAAATGAATTTAACACTGCATGGGCTATTGAAAACAATCGCAGAGGTGCTTTAGTTGTTAGCGCACAAAACCAAACTCGCGATATGGAATTTCAACGCGAATCGCTTGAGTTGAAATACAAAATGATTTATGCAACAGAGCAAGAGCAAAGGCTTGCTCAAATTTCTCTGGAATACGCTCGTAAGCGCAAAGAAGTTGAAGGTCAAGACCCACTAGTATTAAAAGAACTTAACAAGCAAGAAGAAATTGCAAAAATGTTTGTGACTATGGATGAGTCTGCCAAACGCACACAGCAAGTGTTTGATAGCGTGTTTGGCAACTTGTCTTCTGCCATTGACAATTTTGTCAAGACAGGCAAATTGAGCATGAAGGATTTGACTCGTAGCATCATTCAGGATTTGATTGCTATCCAAATGAAAGCTGCTGTGATGCGCTTTTTAGGTGCGGCTTTTGGTCTTGCAACTGGCCCTAACGCATCAAATGACGGTTGGTTTAAAAATGTCTATCAGGCTGCGGGAGTAACGGAAAAAGCCACAGGTGGCCCTGTAAGCGCAGGTAGCCCGTACATCGTGGGTGAACGTGGGCCAGAGTTGTTTATGCCATCAGGCTCTGGGACAATCATCCCTAACAACCAGATGGGTATGGGCAGCACCTCAAACGTCACAAACAACTACATCAACGCCATTGATGTTAAGTCGTTTGAGGATCGTTTGCTTGGCAGTTCAAACACCATCTGGGCGGCTAACCAGTACGCCAACAAAAACCTGTCTACTAATTTCGGGAGAACTTAATGTCATTCCAAACCATTTTTCAGGTGCAACAGTCAATGACTGTTAACAACCGCAGAACGGTAGGCCAGCAAGTTAGCCGTTCTGGTCAAATGCGTGTGGCTCAATACTTGACTGCTGTGCCTTGGGTGTTCACTGTTTCTCCGCACAATTATTTGGCTTATGCAACTTCTCGTCAAATCATTCAAACCATTGACAATCTTGACAGGCAGTTGCCAGAAACCATTACGTTTAACAGCGACAACTTGCGGTGGTTTACTGCGTATCAAGGTGGTGCTGCTACAACCCCAACGACTGTAACGCTAGGCGCTACACCTGCCGCCAACTCACAAACCTTGTCGCTGGCTAATTTACCTGCATCTACTGGCGCTATTTTTAAGGCTGGTGATTTTATAATGATTGGCGGATACAGCTACAAGATCACTGCTGACGTACCCTACACTGGTGCAACTGCTACTGTGTCCATTCATAGACCTGTTATTGGTTCGCCTGTATCTGGCGCTGCTGTGGCTTGCGGCAACAATTGCACGTTTACGGTCTTGGCAGAAAAGTGTCCTACCTATACACTAACGCCATATCCAGCAAGCGCACTTGTGAATTGGGATGATGCGTTTGTATTTAGAGAGGACATTACATGAGTACGACAATGACAGCGTTGGATAGCTCGTCTATCCGACATGGCGAGTTTATTCGGCTAACAATGCCGTCTAACACCTACACCTTTTGCAATGCTGCTGCACCTATTACCGTAGATGGCATCACCTTTACAAACCTTGGCAGTCTGTTGCAGCTTTCTGATATTAAACGTGACATCAAAGCCAACAGTTCTGACTTGAGCATTTCGCTAACAGGTGTTGATGGATCAAACGTATCAATCGTTTTGGGTTCTGACATTAAAGGATCGCGCATTGAGGTTTGGCGCGGCTTTATGGACTCAAACAATCAGATCATCACAACACCTACGTTGCAGTTCTTTAAACGCTATCAGGGCATTGTTTCTAACTATTCCATCACTGAGGATTGGAACGAGCAGATCAGAAGCCGTGTTGCAACTGTAGGCTTGTCTTGTGCTTCTTTCCGAACAATCTTAGAAAACAGGGTTGGCGGTGTTCGCACCACTCCTAAGATTTGGCAAGCCTTCTATCCTAGCGACAACAGCATGAGTCGTGTGCCATCCATTGCAGGGTCATACTTTGACTTTGGTGGTGAGCCAACATCAGGCAGTCAAGCAGTTACACAAGCACCATCACAAAGACGATTCGGCATATGATCCGACTTGCGACAAGATACGACATTCCAAGATTGCTAGAGTTTGTAGAGGCTTACTCAAAAGAGTACCCTGTAGACGTTCTAGGCGACACAACAAAACATTCACCAAAGCATGTTGAACAATTGTTGTTTTCCGTCATCAATGGTCGCGGGTTTATCTTGATTGATAAACACATGACTGGAACTTTAATTGCGATTAAACAAAACAACATCTGGTGTCCTGACGTTGTTGAATTGCATGAGTTGTTGTGGTGGGTAGACCATGAACACAGAAACAATCTTGTTGGTGGAAAACTTTGGATTGAATACGACAAGATAGCCAGTAAACTGCTTAATGATGGCGCTATACATTGCGCCTACACATCAGTTTCAGCAAATGGCCCGTTAATAAATTACACAAAGCGCGGATACAAAGCTGTCGGCGCTAGTTTCGTGAAGGAATAGACATGGTAGCAACTTTAGTTTTATCGGCTATTTACGGCAGCACTTTTATGGCTGCGGCTGCCTTGGGTTCATTTGGTCTTGCAGCGGCAACATTTGCAATTAACTTTGCAGTTTCTTCATTGTTGGCTCGCGCATTTGCTCCTAACGCAAGTGGCAATCAAGCGGTAGATAACGGTGTACGTCAGCAAGTTCCACCATCGTCAACAAACAGTATTCCTGTTGTGTACGGCGATGCGTACATGGGTGGTTCGTTTGTTGATGCGGCTCTTAGCACTGATGCCAAAACAATGTACTACGTTCTGGCAATCTCACACATTAGCCCTAACGGTCAATTCTCATTTGACTTGGCAGATATGTATTGGGGTGATCGCAAGATTACTCTTGATGGCACAGACCAAACAAAGGTTGTTAGCCTGACTGACAGCGCAGGGAACATAGATACTAAGGTTAGTGGCAACCTGTTCATAGCTTTGTACAAGTCAACAGAAGCGGGTGTTATTACTTCTGCCAATGGCGCATCTGCTCCATCAACTTACATGGGTGGCTCTGACTTGCCATCTGAGTTGCGGTGGTCGGCAACTAACCGTCAAATGAATGGTCTTGCTTTTGCGATTGTAAAAATGAATTACAACCGTGATGCAGAAACTACAAGTATGCAGACGCTTACTTATTCTGTAAGCCATTACCTTAACAATACTGGTGCAGCAAAGCCCGGTGACGTTTGGTATGACTACATCACAAACGAAAAGTACGGCGGCGCTATGCCAGCAGACTTGGTAGATTCTGCCTCTGCCACAGCATTAAACACCTACTCTGATGGCGTAATACCTTACACAGATACAACAGGCGCACAAACACAACCTCGTTACCGCATTAACGGTGTTATGGATACAGGGCAATCATGTCTTAACAACATTAACTCTATTATGATCGTGTGCGATTCGTGGAACCAGTACAACGCAGCGCAAGGCAAGTGGAGCATTGTCATAAACAAAGAAGCGTCAACAGCATATGCGTTTGATGATGATTCTATTGTTGGCGAGATTCGGGTCAGTGCCTACGACATTACAAGCAGCGTAAACCAGATTGAGGCAGAGTTTCCTAGCGGTGAAAACCGTGACCAGTCTGACTTTGTGTACTACGAAACTCCTGCTGGTTTGCTGTACCCCAACGAGCCGATTAACAAGCAATCTGTTCAGTTTGCGATGACCAACGATTCAGTTCAGGCGCAGTACCTTGCAACGCGAATCCTTGAGCAAGCCCGTGAAGACCTGATTGTCAGTTTCAGCACAGCGTATGTCGGCATTCAAGTTGACGCTGGCGATGTGGTGACTGTGACCAATTCATCTTATGGATGGTCTAACAAGCCATTTAGGGTGATGCGTGTGTCTGAAGTGTCTTTGCCTGATGGCAACCTTGGCGCATCGTTTGAGTTAAACGAATACAACGCACAGGTGTATGACGATCAGGACATTACAAAGTACGTTCCAGCCCCTAACTCAGACCTACCTGACCCATCCTTCTTTGGCCCTATTCCAGCGCCTACAGTGGCTTCTAGCTTCCCTTCTGCTGTTGTGCCTAGCTTTAACGTGCAGCCCTCTATGGGGACTGCCAGTTTTGCAACCTATGCTGAGATTTGGTATTCAGCGTTTTCAACACCAACGGCAACGCAAATACTGCTAGGTGGCACAAC